CGGTTGCCGTCGCTGGATCGGGATCGACATCACGGCGATGGCAACCGCCATGAACGAATACCGCCTGAAGGCGATGTATCCGGATGCGCAGTATGAGGTGATCGGCCTGCCGGAAGACCTGCACGACGCCCGCGAGCTGGCCGCCCATGACCGCTATCAGTTCCAATGGTGGGCGCTGTCGCTCGTCAAAGCGCGTCCCCAGGGCGGCGAGGCGGGCAGCAAGACCGGTAAGAAGGGCAGCGACAAGGGGATCGACGGTGTGATCAACTTCATCGACGATGCCAGCGGCAAGCCCAAGCGTGTGCTGGTGCAGGTCAAGAGCGGTCACGTCAAGAGCGGCGACGTGCGCGACCTGCGCGGCGTGCTGGATCGAGAGCAGGCCGAGATCGGCGTGTTCATCACCCTGGAAGAGCCGAGCAAGGATATGAAGGAGGAAGCCGTGACCAGCGGGTTCTACCGTTCGGAACACTGGCAGCGCGACTACCCGCGTATCCAGCTTCTGACGATAGAGGCGCTGCTGGCCGGGGCCGCGATCCAGATGCCGACTGAACGCGGGACATTTAAGGCAGCGCCGCGCGCCCAGGACAAACCTGACCAGCCGACGTTGTTATAGAACAGAGGCTCTTGATAACAACCGAACACTCGTGCTAGATTATGAATCACTCGCTGTGGTGTAAGGGGAAACACGCCGACCCTCACCCGCCCTGCGCCCAAGCCCGGCGCAAAGAAGTAGGGGATCGCTCTTGATCCCCCTCTTCATCTGTGCTACACTGGTCGCAAACCGAACTCTACCGTTGGTGACGATGGCCCGACCTGAAACCCCTTTCCACCAATCACTCCGCTCCGCGATCATGTCCATCGCCGAGCAGCACGCCGCACAGCACAATGGACGGCTACCGACCCGTTACCGGATGTGGCGCGAACTGCGGGCGCAGGGCCATCGCTGCGCCGTATCCACGCTGTATTGGCACTGGGAGAAGCTCGTTGTGACCAACCAGATCGTCTATGACGATGGTCTGTACTGGCTGCCGAATCATCAGCCGCAGCCGCCGCGACGCCCTGTCCGGCGGTTAACCTCACCCCCTGTTCGCTCTGCGTTACAGCCTGCTTTGTTTTAAGTTTCTTCGGCGTTTGTCGAAGAACTTCTTATTTATTCCGCTTCAAGACTGATCTATCCTCACGTATGCGGCGATCCGTCGCCCCGGCTGGTCAATTCGTCCGTTTATAAAACCTGTCGAAGAAACCGATTGCTGACCGCCTGAACGACGGATCGGCGGCATGAGAAGGGCCGAGGTATCGGCATTTTGCGTTGGTAGAGATAAGCGAAATTATCGGATGAAATGTCTCGCTGCCGTCTGGCAGCGCTAAATCCGAACACGTGAGCGGTTGTCCGCTCGCCCGGTATCTCTGTCAATGTGCTGATCGAAGGTTTATCTAACGGGGATCGGGCGGTTGGATGCAGCCAAAGAAATCTTACAACTGGCGGCCCAGCTTGACACCATCAAATTTGTTATGGTGATTTTGGTGTTAGGACTGGTCGCCCTGCTGGTCTACCTCCGCAATCAAGCAGCCGTGCAGAAGGGGCTGAATGAACGTCTGGCGGCCCGTGAGAGTACCAACGACGAAATCCGCAAGCTCCAGGCCCAGCTCGAACGCACCACATTAGAAGCACAAAGCAAGCGCGAAAACGCCCAAATTGGCATCCTCTCCCAGCTCGCCGCCCAGAACGAAACCCTCCTGACCGTCCACCAGGAAACCATCGCTGTCCTGAAGCAGGCAACCGAACGCGACGAAGCACGCGCCCAGGGCATTGTCGAACGCAACAAGATTCAGGCCGAACAGACCGTTGCCATCCGCGAAACAACGGAGGCGGTCAAGCATATTGCGCCGGATGTCGTCGAGGGCCTGAAGCCAGCCCTTGAAGGGTTTCGCCGCGACACGATGCAGGATCAGCAGCACTGGGTCGAGGGCCTCAAGGCTGAAGCGCGCGGCCCACTGGCGACGATTGAAGGCATCCCGCAGCGGCTCGAACAGCATGAACAGAAGATCGGGACGCAGATCGCCAGCATGACCGACACGATCAACGCGCTGCCCGCCCAGATGGCGAAGGAACTGGCCCCGGTGATTAGCGAGTGGCACACCATCGCTGTGATCGTGCAGGGTATTCCGGATCAACTGCGGCTGGCCGAAACCAACCTGATCGCCGCCATTGATCGGGTGAAGGCCGGTGAAGCCGTTCCGCTGAATGAGCGGACAGCAGGTGCAGCATGAGCGACGATCTGAACCACCTGATCGCCCAATACCAGATCGAAAAAGAGCTATGCGACAGCGCGCCTACATTGGATGCGCTGTGCTACTGGTGGCACAAGTGGACGCGCACGGTGTACCAGATCTACGCGCTGATCAGCCGGATGGGGACGGTCGGCGCGTGCCATGTCAACCCGGCTTGGCTAGGCAACGTGAGCGAAGGAGATTAACTGGATGCCTAAGAAGCAACCTATTCGCGGTCGGGGCTTTGGTGGTCATGACACTCCCCACGCCTAAAGGCGGGGGTTTCTACCGCACGCTTGCCCTTACCGATCCTGCTGGCAGCGGGGCTACGTTAAGCGGTACGGATGTGTCCCATCCGATAGTCGCCCGCTTGAGAATATTGATCGCGGCATTGTGGTCGCGGGCGAGACTTAGACCACAAGCATCGCAAGTGACCCACCTATCGGCAAGGGTTAGATCGGAGAACAGTTGACCACAGTGCGAGCAAGTCTTGGAGGTATAGGCCGGGTCTACCAGCACGATTTGTCGTCCAGCGTTCGCAGCTTTGACGGTCAATCGGTTGCGCAGGTAGCCCCAACCCGCATCCAAAATGCTTTTGCTGAGGTGACGATTGCGTACCATATTGGTGATGCGCAGGTCTTCGAGGGCAATCAAATCGAAGGCCCGCGTGTAGTCATGGGCAACTTTGTTGAGGAGGTCTTGCCGTTGGTTCTTGATGTGTTCGTGCAAACGCTGAACGCGCAAAATTGCCTTGCGACGGTTCTGGCTGCCCTGCTGTTTGCGCTGCACGGCACGTTGGGCAAGGCGCAGATCACGCTGCGCTTGCCGGTAGTATTTAGGCGACTCGCGGCGGTTGCCCATGCTGTCGGTGAGCAGGTTTTCCACGTTCAGATCGATGCCGATCTGCTGTCCGGTTGGGTTAAGCGGCGTGGGGTCGGGCAGTTCAACGCTAAAACAGGCATACCACTTGCCAGCGGTGCGCCGGATGCGAACGGTCTTGATCGTGCCTTCGATGGAGCGATCCCACCGCACGCGCACCCGCCCTACCCCGAATATCTTCAAGCGCCGTCCGTCGATTTTAATGCCAGAACCGTACTGCTTGAAGCCAAAGCTGTCAAAGTGGTAGTAGCCCTTGAAGCGCGGGTAGCCCGGCGTTTCACCCGCCTTAAGGCGGCGAAAGAAGGCTTGATACGCCTTATCTACGTCGTCACATACCACCTGCATCGTCTGGCTAAAGACGGCCTGTGCTTTGGGGAAGGTACGGCGGTAGTGGATGCCCGTCTTTTCTTGCTGACCCTTCGTGACGCTGCGCTGTTCCAGTTCCCACGCCAACTTGCGGTCTTCGATGCACATATTGTACCAGTGGCGGCATACATCCAGCACTTGCGCCAGCAAGCGGGCTTGCGGTGGGGTGGGGTACAGACGGTACTTGAAGGTCTTGCGCTGCATCAGACGTGTTTCTGGTTCTCGATATACTGCTTGATGACTGCCAGCGGTGCGCCGCCAACCGTCGCCACAAAGTACGAGTTCGTCCACAGCGTCGGCAAACGGGAGCGCAACCAGTCAAATTCCTGGCGCAGCTGCCGCGAACTACGTCCCTTGAGATGCTTCACGAACTTGTGGACACCCAACTGCGGATCAATCTCGCATAACAGATGTACGTGGTCGGGCATCACTTCTAATTCAAGGATGTCTACGCGCATCTCAGCCGCCAACGTCGTCGCAATGTCTTTGAAACGCGCATCCACACCCCGTACCAAGACGCTGCGGCGGTATTTGGGACAAAAGATGATGTGGTACTTGCAGGAGTACACCACGTTGTGGTTGCTCTTGAAGGTTCGTTCGCTGCTCATGCAAGTATTATACAGCATGAGCCTATATAATACAAGGGGAAAGGAGCGCCTTATATCCCCACGCCTGAAGGCAGGGGCTTTACGGCGCTATTCGGTAAGCTGACCAAAGAGCAGTGGCGCAAGACCAAGAAGCAGATGAAGCGCGAGTCGGCTAAGGGGTATAAGAAGACTCTCAAGTCTGCCGAGCGTTATCAGACCCAGTACCCCACCCCAACCAAAGCGAAGCCGCAGCCGGTGCAGATGCAGAAGGCGGCCAAAGAGCGGATTGAGACGTTGCGACAGGACAACCACAAGCTGACGACGCGCGTGACCCAGTTGAACCGGCAACTCGAAGAGATGAGCCGGATTCTCTGGATACAGAAGCAGCTCCTGACAGGTGCGCAATGATCGTCGCATTCGGTTTCTACGCGACACTCGGCGTGATGCTCGGTCTGTTCGTGATCAGTGTGTTGGAGCGTAAGTAGCGTGGCAGGCAAACGGACGGGGAAAACCGCACAAAAACGCACAGCCCAACGCGCGCCTGCGCATAGTTGGGATAAAGCATTTCTGACTGCCCTGCGTCGTTACGGCGTGGTCACTACCGCCTGCGAAGCCGCCAAAGTTGCTCGTCGCACGGTCTATGATCGACGCGAACGGGATGCCGCTTTTGCCGCTACTTGGGATGAAGCCCTGGAGATGGCGGCTGACCGGCTGGAACTGGAAGCGCGCCGCCGGGCCGAGCGTGGTGTATTGAAGCCCATTCATTACAAGGGCGAGCGCATCGGCTATATGCGCGAGTACAGCGACTCGCTGATGGCCTTGATGCTGAAGGCCAACAAGCCGGACAAATACGGCGACAAGATGACGATTCGGATCGACCCTGAACAGGCGGTCTTGCTGAAGAAGTACGGGTTAACGCCCTCTGAGGCGTTCCAGTTGATGATGGAGGAGTTGGCGAACGGTGAACGCGACTAGCGTTTATCCAGGGATTAGCCGGGCGGCTGCCGTGATACGGTTGCGGAAGAAGCCTGCCGATGGCACACACAGCGTTGAGTGGGAACGCTGTGCGAACGATCCTGCCTACTTCATCGACACGTATTGCCAGGTGTATGATGCCGAGGCAAGCAACTGGATTCCCTTCCACCTGTGGGAAGCCCAACGCCTCGCGCTGCGCACCGTCCACGAGAATCAGCTTTCCATCATCCTGAAGGCGCGGCAGATCGGCATGACCTGGCTGCTCCTGGGCTATGCCTTGTGGCAGATGATCTTCAAGCCGATTGCCACCGTCCTGATCTTCTCCAAGCGCGACGATGAAGCCGTCTACTTGCTCGGCGAAGAGCGCCTGCGCGGAATGTACAAGCGGCTGCCGCTGTGGATGCAGGCCAACGCCGTGAAGACCGACGACAAGCACCAGTGGGCATTGTCCAACGGCAGTGTGGCGCGAGCCTTCCCGACATCCGGCGGCGATGGGTACACCGCAACGTTGGCAATCGTCGATGAAGCCGATCTCGTTCCTGACCTGGCACGGCTGCTCGGCAGCGCCAAGCCGACGATTGACGCGGGCGGCAAGATGGCGCTGATCAGCCGCGTCGATAAAAGCACGCCCAACTCCCGGTTCAAGCAAATCTACCGCGCGGCCAAGCAGCAGCTAAACGGCTGGGCCGCCGTCTTCCTGCCCTGGTATGTTCACCCAGGCCGTGATCAGGCGTGGTACGAACGGCAGAAGCAGGATGTTCAGCATACTACCGGCGCACTGGACGATCTATACGAGCAGTACCCGGAGACCGATGTTCAGGCATTGGCCTCGCGGACGCTCGATAAGCGTATTGCCCCACAATGGCTGCTGGCCTGCTACGACGAACGTAAGCCGCTGCCGCTGCCCGATGAAGCACCGGCGATCCCCCAGCTCGAATTATACGAACTGCCGCAGCCCGGACGCGATTACTGCATCGGGGCCGATCCTGCCGAAGGCAACCCGACGAGCGATGACAGCGCGTTCACCCTCATGGACACGATCACCGGCGAAGAGGTGGCAGCGCTGGCCGGGAAGTTTGAACCAAGCGTCTTTGCCTCCTATATCAACCAGGTCGGCCAGTATTACAACAACGCTGGTGTGCTGTGCGAGCGCAACAATCACGGTCATGCCGTGATTATGTGGCTGCGGGACAACGGCTCCCTCTTCGTGATCTATGGCTGGGATCAGAAGCCCGGCTGGTTGAGCAACTCGAAGGGGAAGGCCCTCCTCTACGATGGCGCTGCGGATGCCCTGCGTGATGGAACAACGATCATGCACAGTTTCGCTACCTATACGCAGATGGGCAGCATCGAAGGCGCAACGCTCCGCGCGCCGGAAGGCGAGCATGACGACCGGGCCGACTCGTATGCGTTAGCGGTGCAGGCAACGGCCACCAGTGGTCATGTGGGCCAGCTACAGGATTTGGACTTATAACGATGGCGACACTATTCGGCTGGACCATTTCACGCAATTCGGTGCAGCCCGCCGTGAGAGCCGCGTCGCAGTTGCTTATCCTGCGCGGCGACGGAACCCTCTCGGCAATCAAATCGGACACGCCGAGCAGCAGCGACAGCCCCACCCCCGCCGTCCGGATCGAGATTCCGGGCGATGATATTGGTCTCGCCTTTGCCGTGCAGGCCTCTGCCTGGGCTTATCGCTGCATCATGATCCGCGCCCAGGCGGTGTCACGCATCAAGCGGCGGGTCGTCAACATCCAGACCGGTAAAGAAATTCCCGATCACCCGATGATGCTGGCAATCCGGGAGGCGTTCCGTTTCGCGCAGAGCGATCTGCTGTTCGATTGGGAAATGGCGCTGTGTATCTGGGGCGAAGCCTATCTTGAGAAGATTCGCAACGTCTTCAGCATGGCGACCGGCGTGCGTTGGCTGAATCCAGCGGCAATCGAGCCCTATATCTATGATGGTCGGATCGCCTGGTACGACTACAGCGACAATACATCCGGGCGGATTCAGCGGTTCAAGCCGAACGATATTATCTACCACAAGTACCGCAATCCGCTGGATGATTTTCGCGGCCTGGCCCCGATGACGGTCGCACTGGATGCCGTAAACGTGGATCGGGACATTCAGCGCGCGACCCGCGCCTGGTATCGGAACGACTCCCGCCCGGATGGGATTGTGACGCCGAAGGGCATCCCGCTGAACGATAAGCAGTACAACGCGCTCCTCGCCAAAATCCAGGAGCAGCTCAAGGGGGCGAAGAATCGTGGGCGGACATTTGTCTCAGACCAGCCGGTGGAGTGGCTCGCCATTCAACGCGAACCCGTACCGGAGCAGCCTGAGCTGGAGCAATCGCAGCGCCGCAAGATCGCCGCTGCGATAGGTGTGCCGCTCTCCCTGGCCGGGGCCTGGGATGATGCGACCTATCAGAGCCTGCCGGAGCAGCGCCGCAGCCTGTATTACGAAACGATTTTCCCGGAGTGTGATCTGTTCGCCGAGATGATCAACACCAGCCTGATGCCCTTCTTCGATATGAGCGGGCAGACGCGCTTCGAGTTCGACTTCACCGACGTGAAAGTGTCGATTGAAGACGTAACCCAGAAATCAAGCGTGATCAGTGCGCGGGTGCAGGCCGGGGTAATGACCATCAACGGCGCGCGCGCGGCGTTCAATGAGCCACCCCTGCCCGGCGGTGATGTCCTGCTGATCCCGTCCGGGTTTACGGCGGTGCCGGTTGATCAACTCGCCAACATTCAAGCGCTGATGCAGCAGGCCAAGCCGCAGCCGGTCGCGCCGTTCACTGCGACGATCACACCGTCCACGCCATCGGACGCTGCGCCCGATAAGCCGAAGCAGCTCACCCCATCGACGGAACTGGCGGCATGGGAACGCGCAGCGCTGAACAGTGGGCGCAATAAAGCGCTGCGGTTCGTGTGCTACAACACGCCGTCCGTGCTGGCGGATCACATCCGTTCCGAGATCGCGGCGGCCAAGACGCTGGACAAGGATGTAATCAAGGACATATTTGCTCGCGCGACTGAGCGGCTGGCCGACGTGCCGCGTCTGGTGGATGAAGCTGAAGCGATCAAGGACTACGATGCCACCCGCGCCGAATTCATCAGCAACCTGACCGATCTGATCCGGGGCGGGCTGAATGAAGAAGTGTCCCGGCGGCGCTTTGGGACGGTCATGCGCGCCCAGCTTCGCCGGTTGGGCCAGATGGCCTTCCAGGATGGCCTGCAAAAGGGCGGCGTGAATGATCCGCTCGACGAGGACGATCTCTTCCAGGTGCAAAGTTGGCTGATGAAGCAGTCCGAGTACATCAGTTCCTTCGCTAACGAGGTGTTCAAGCAGGGCTTGTCTGAGCTTGAGATCGAGAGCCGGGCGCAGGCCTGGGCCAACAAGAGCCTGGAGCAGATGTACCAGGCAGGCTTGCTGTCTGCCGATAAGAACGGCTTGTATGTCTGGAAGCTGGGGCGTACCGAGGAACACTGCGGCGATTGTAAGCGGCTGAACGGACAAGTCCACCGGCTGAAGCAATGGTATGCGCGCGGCTGGGTTCCCAAGTCCGACCGGCTGGAATGCCAGGGCTTCAACTGCGACTGCGGTTTCGAGCGGGTGACAGAGCCAGCGAGGGGACGGTTCTAATGTCGATTACGACAGCCACCCCCGCCAGATGCCCACGCTGCAAGCATGTCGTCGATGATCTGATCGTCGAAGACGGGCGGCTGCTAACCGCGGATCGGCGCGTGCAAATCCTTTCATTTGTCTGTGGCGCGTGCAACCAGGTTGTACGCTGGACTCCGAGGGGTGAGCCGCAGCGCATGAAGCGGTAACACCTACTAACTGATCACCTGCTGCTTATCGTTGGCCCTGCCGGAAGGCCGCCAGCGAGCCTGAGAACTGGGGCGCTCGGCATGGACGGAAGTCTGTGCTGGGCGCTTTTTGTTGAGGGACGTATGTCAGACATAAACCAAACAAGCAACAAGACACTGGGCAATACGGGCGCGATGGTTGCGTTCTTCCCGCCGGTGACACTGGCTACTGTCCTGTTCGAGCGCTGTGCCGGGGCCATCGATGGTGGTAATGCTGCTGCCATGCAGGAACCCGACGACATGCACGTGACGCTGGCCTATCTGGGTGACGCTGCACCCCTGGATGAGCAGAAGACGGCGGTGATCGATGCATTGCGGGCATTCGCGCTCAACGAGCCACCATTGGACGGCAAGTTCAACGGCATCGGGCGCTTTATGGATGCCGATCCCAACGCCTTTTATGCCAACTTCGACTCGCCTGCCCTGCCCGCTTTCCGGCAGCGGCTCCTGGGCGCGCTCCAGGCAGTCGGCATTACACCCGATCAGACGCATGGTTTCACGCCGCACCTCACGCTGGCCTATATCCCACGGGAGATCGCCACGCCGCCTATCGTGATTGATCCTGTGGCGTTCACCGTCGATCACGTCACCCTGGCCTGGGGCGATGAGCGGTACGACCTGCCGCTAACCGGGCAGGTAATGAAATCGCTGGATCGGCCCATTGCCTTCGGCAGCGCGATCAAGTCCCTCGGCAATGGGCGCGTGGGAGGCTATCTGGTGGCCTTCGGCGGCAAAGACCTGGAAGGAGAATACTTCACACCTGAGACAGAGTTCTGCCTCGACTGGTATTCGCAGCGCCCGGTTCTTTACCATCACGGCTTTGATGCAACGTTGAAGACTACCGCCATTGGATTTGTTGACAGCATCAAGACCGACGATGTGGGCCTGTGGGCTGAGGCACAGCTTGATCTGCACAACCAGTATGTCATGGCGGTGCAGGATTTGATCGGCAAGGGCGTGCTAGGATGGTCCAGCGGCGCGCTGCCGCAGTCTGTTGAAAAAGACTATGACGGGCGGATCAAAAGATGGGCATTGGTGGAAGCCAGCCTGACCCCCACGCCAGCCGAATACCAACGCACACGTGTAACCACGCTCAAGGCGTATCTCGCCAGCCTGGAAGAGTCGTCGGGGACGGCTAAAGCAGGCGACGCGGGACAAGACGCGGCGGGCGATACCCAACCAACCAACGACTCTAAACCAAAACGAACGAAGGGATATAAAGCAATGGACGAGCAGATGATGCAAGCTCTGGTGCAGGCGGTTGCCGAAGCCCTGGGTATCCAGCTTAACGAGCAGGAAATGGCCCAACTGGTGCAGCAGGTCACGCCGGTCTATACGCAGTATGAGCAGCAGGAAGACGCTGCCGAAGGCGTTCCGCCTGCCAAGACTGATGGCACGCCCGTTCCTGAAGAGGACATGACGCAGAAGGCGATCCATGATCCGAAGTTCTTGCAGGCAGTCGCCAGTGTTGTGCGCAATGTGCGCAAGCCCGGCTCCCAGGCGATCAAGGACGCGGTGAAGGCGACCATCGCTGGCACGCCTGGCATCAGCCAGGTAGGCGGCTTCCGCGCCTCCGGTCACGAGCGCAATGCGCGCATTCAGGTCAGCACCAAGTATGCCGACCTCGATCACGAGGACATGGCGTATGTAGCGACCTTCATGAAGGGCATCGCCAAAGCGAAGGGTGAGGCATACCGGCCCACCATCGAATTCATGCGCGAAATGGCCGACAAGGCGACGAAAGCCGTATCGTTCGGGACACGCCTGCCGGATCTGGCAATCAAGGCATTCAATGCCATCAAGTCCAACGAACTGGATACCAGCACGCAGTCGGGTTATGGCGATGAGTGGGTTCCTGATCTGTGGCTGAACCGCCTCTGGGATCGCACCCGGTTGGACAACGTGGTCGCAGCGCAGTTCGCGCAGATCGACATGCCGTCCAACCCGTATGAGCTGCCCATCGAAAGCACCGATCCGACGGTGTACAAGGTTCCTGAGACCTCCGACGAAGCGCACCTGACCATCGCCGGGGCAGGCAATCCCATCCCGGACAGCAAGCTGGCAACCGGCAAGGTCACCCTGACCGCTGACAAGCTGGCGCTGCGCGTCGGTTATTCGATGGAATCCGACGAGGACGCCATCATTCCGTTCGCGGCGCAACTGCGCAAGCAGGGACAGCGCGCGCTGGAAGACGCCATCGACAACGTGTACCTGAACGCGGACAACACCGCGTCGGGCAACGTCAACTATGACGGTGGGACGCCGGGCGGCACGGAAAAGTATTATGTGGCGTTCAAGGGCATCATCTACACGGCCCTGGTCAGCAACAGTGGCGGCAACGCACTGGACATGGGCAACATCGCGCCCACCCTGGCGTACATCCGCGCCACGCGCGCCAAGCTTCTGAGCGCCTACGCCGCGCGTCCGCAAGACCTGGTGATCTTCTGCGACTTCCCGACCTACATGAAGCTCCTCAGCCTGCCTGAGCTGCTGACCGTCGATAAGTACGGCACGAACGCCACTGTCATCACGGGTGAGGTCGGCAAGATCGATAACATCCCGGTTCTGGTCAGCAATGAAATGTCTCTGGCCTCCAGCAATGGCAAGGTCAGCAGCACCGGCGGCAACAACACGCGCGGGCGTCTGGTTATCGCCAGCAAGCCGCAGTTCTATGGCGGCTACCGCCGCAAGATTTCCGTCGTCACGGAATACCTGTCGTACTACGACAGCTATCAGATGACGGCCACCGTCCGCCCGGCGTTCATCAACAGGGATGTCTACTGCGCGAGCATCCTCTATAACATCGCAGTCTGATAACGGCTCGCGTCTAGCAGCCAAAGAATCCTCACCCTCCCTTTTGGGGAGGGTGTATCCAGAAAGGCACGGAACATGGGCAATAAACTTCTCGAACGGATCGCGGTGGACAAGTACGTTGTGCCGCTGTTCTTCCAGACATCCAACATCGCGGACGCGGCAGGGACGGCGAATGCCATTGAACCCGCCAGCACGGAATACGTCATGCCCTATCCGGGCAGCGTCGTAGCGATCACGGCGGCGCTGAATGGCGCGCTGTCCACCGGCACTGTGACGTTCCGCCCGACCATCAATGGGACAGCAGTCACGGCATTCACCGCGACTGCCCTGAGCAGCAGCAAACAGCGCACGGCGGATAGCCAGCTTGCCGATAAGACCCACTTCGCCGCCGGGGATCGGCTGGGCATTGACTGGACGAAGAGCGGCACGGTTTCGCCCACGACGCTGGACGCGACGATCACGCTCTGGGTGCTGGTCGAACTACCCGACCTATAAGGAGCCAGTCATGCGGCAAGTGCGCGTTTGGCACAACTATCAGGGGATGCCTTCCCAGAATCAGACGGTTGTCGCCGGTGACTACGCGCCCGACGATGAGCGCCTGTTCGGCCTGGCCGACTACCTGGTAAAGAACGGTCACGCGGAGTGGATCGGGGCGGATGAACCGGTTGCGGAAGCGCAGCCGATCACGGATCGCAGCGACGAACCGACTGCACCGCCGACTGGTAAGCGGAAGAAGGCGTAGCCGATGTACTACGCGAGTCTGGATGTTGATGTTGCCATACTGCGCACCGCGCGCGAAGTAGCAAAGGCGGCTCCCGAACAGATGAGCGCGTACTTTGACGGCGTGGTGCGTCCGCGCGTGGAGAGTCTGGCGCAAGAGAAACTTGCGCCTTACCCAGGCCCGACACAACTGCCGTTCGCGTTTGGTACTGCTCGGAGTCGCCGCTTTTACTTTGCTGCCAAAGTGCCGCGTGGGAGTCGGGGCGGGCGCTACCAGCGGACAGGTGAACTGGCGCAAGCATGGCGGGTGGACATCGATAGAAGAAGGAACGAGGGGGCGATCTCGATTCGCAATGTCAGTCCGGTGGCGATCTACGTGTTTGGGGTTTGGCAAACACTTGGACACGAGAGAACTGGTTGGGGAAAAGATTTCCCGGCAGCGATCCGGGAAATCACTGACATCACGACTGACTTGCTGATCGATGGTTGGGCGGAAGTACTGGGGATCAAGTGATGCAACTAGCCTTGAGTCTCTATCCACTCAAAATACTGCTGGATAAGGGCAAGGGTTTCACGCGCCTGATCCGCGCCGAATTTCCACGCCAGCCATTCGCCGGCAGAGCGATTTTGCTTGCTGTAGTTGCAAGACGCGCAGGCGGGAAGCACATTGCCGGGGATCGTACCAGGGCAGTCGGGAGAGTCGAGCGGGATAAAATGATCGATTGTGGTAGCGCGGCGTTCGGCGCAATAGCAGCAAAAGCCGCACCAGTAGTCAAGGCATTGTTGCCAATCGGTGCGAGTGAAGGCGTATGGCAAGGATCGGGCGCGCGCCAGTCTTTTGTGATTGCGCTGGCGACCCCTTTCGGGATTATAGCGCTGTCGGGCACGCTCATTCTCCTTTTGTCGATCTCGTTTACGCCCGTATCGCTGTCGATAGAGGCGCGCGCGCTCACGGTACCTTTCCAGATTTTGGGCGCGATGCTGTCGCCTTTGAAGATTTATTTCCGCACGTCGGCTGAAGCGACGCTCTCTTCGTCGCCGGACATATTCTCCGTAGCTTCGTTCGCGGGAGCGCTTGGCTGTTTCGCATCTCAGTTGAGGATTAGCCAGATATCGCCGTCTGTCGTATGCCTGCCGCTCTTCAATATGATCAGCATAATAGCGTCGTGCTTTTGCGCGAATATCCTCCGCATTTGCGCAATAGCGATCCCGGCGGGATTGCCGCACCTTTTCAGGATTCCGGTCTCGATAATCCTCGCTCTGTCCGCACGCGCATGCTTTGCATCGATTATCGAGGCCGTCTTTATTTCGTCGCCTTCTGGGGAAACAAACAAGCGTCGCCAACTTCCATTCACCGCACTTGCTACAGCGTTTGTATGGATTAGGCCAATAGATCATCTATCCCTCTCAACAAAACCCGCGCCGAAGCGCGGGCCATACTCACTTCCATTCGGGCGGCATATAGTGGGCGCGGATGTACCACACGGTCTCATCCAGGGTACGGCCCTTGCCGATCTGCGCTGCGGCTACCATGAAGATTTTACTCAGTTTCTTCAGGTCAGCTTCGGTATGCCCCTTGCCAAACAGGGCGCGCAGCTTCGCCGGGGCGAACAGCCGATCCATGATGAGATCGATCTGCTGGTACACGACCAGCACGGCAGTTTCTTCAAAGGTCAGATCGGCCCACGTCTCAGGGAGCTTGCGTTCGGGCTGTTGGTTCAACATGGCCTAGCGCCTCACGCCGTAGTTGCGGGCAAGGTACTGGATGATGTCCGGCAGTTCAAAGCCGTCGCGGATCATGTCGATAGCGACCTGCACCGCCTCGTCAAAGAATACAGCCGACAGGCCGTTGAGGTGCTGCGCGATCTTGACGTACACGTAGGCTATGTACTTCGTGTGGTCGCCCTGCGCGTAGCGCCCGGCGTCGTAAGTGATGACGCGCACCTGCGCGCCAAGCCGATGCTTGACCAGCAGATCGCGCGCCTTTCCAGCGCGGACGACATAGGGGCTGGTGGTGCTGCCGAGGTTCTGGCTGTTCATGCGCGCACCGCCTTCCTGGGTACGCTGGCGGCGCGATGCGCTTCCCAACGGCTGCGCGGGGTGTCGCGGTACGGCTGGTTGTTGTACCAGCGGAACTTCTCGGCCTGCGTCATGGTCGCCCAATTTGCAGGCTTGGCGGGGGTTGCGGTAGACTCGTTAGCTGACATGGGGAGCAATCTCCTTGTCTCTGAGGGCTTACCGCCATACTTTGCGAGAGTTGGGGCGGTAGGCCCTGTCGTTTGTCGATACAATCAGTGTAGCACTTTTCCGATTTCCGGTCAAGTGAGATTGCACGAAAACCGGATAAGTGAGATAATTCCCCTTAATAGTAGGGGGATAATCTTATGGAAATCGACAGAGGCCGCTACCTCACTCTTGAAGAAGCGGCAGAGCGCAGCGGCTACGGTTACGATCACATTCGGAAGCTGGTCAAAGCGGGTTCTGTCGCCTCGCTGGAAATTGCTCCGCGCCATTATCTCGTCGATTACGACGATCTCATGCGCTACAAAGACGAGAAGCCTCAGCGCAAACCTCACAAGGATAAACGCAAGGGCTAACCACCCAACCGCATATCAACCCTTTAGACGGCCTGTAGCCGGACGGTATGCCATCGTTCGGTCACAGGCCGTTTTCATTTCACCGAAAGGAGGTTTATAGCTCATGCCGATGTACTGCACGCTCGATCAGGCCAAAGCGGAAGCCCGCATGAAGGACGGCTTTGAGTCTGCCGACGATAATGCGCTCGTCTTCTTGCAGGCGGCGATCCGATTTGTCAGTGCGCGTATCGAGCGTGAGACGCGGTATGAGTTCGCGCCGCGTTATATGACGGATTGGTATGACGCCAGAGGTGCGCACGTCGTTGACTACCGGCTGCTGGAATTGACCCAGATGCCGTTCCTGAGCCTGACGACGGTCAAGGATGGGCTGGGCAATACGCTGGTGGCTGGCACGGATTACTACCCGTATCCGCGTGGCAAGACGCCGATCACCGCCCTGCGGCTCATTGCCGGGAGCGGACGTTCCTGGACGCAGTACAGCACCGATTGGCGCGATGCGATTGAGGTGACGGGGATCGCCGGGTATCACGCGGACTATGCCGAGGCGTGGTTCAGCAGCGGCGACAGTGTGCAGGATGACCCGCAGATCAGCAGCACGGAGACGCTGATCACCGTTGAAGATGTGGACGAGGAAGACGCCTACGGGCAGACGCCGCGCTTCAGCCCCGGCAACCTGATCCGCCTGGAGAGCGAGTTCTGCGAGGTGATCGCCACCAACCCCAGCACCGATACCTTGACCGTGCGGCGCGGCGTGAACGGGTCAACGGCGGCAACGCACGTCAAAAACACTGTCATCGACGTCTTTCAGGTCGAACCCAACATTCAGCGCGCGGCGCTGCGTTGGGTGGGCTATCTGCTTCAGCGACGTGGGGCGTATGAGCAGACCAGCTTTGATGGCGTCGCCACCGTGACGTTCCCGAAGGACGCCCCCGGCGAAGTGGAGGCGATCCTGGCGCAGTACCGCAAAGTACGGTGGAGTGTGATCTGATGGCGAACGAGATCGATCTGGACGACCTGATCAAGCGCGTCTGTGCGATGGAGGAGGAGGCGCTGGGTATAAGAGCGCTCGATGTTCTCGCAGATCGCCTCGACCAGACGCCCTACATGACGAACGGCCTGGGGGACTTCGCGTATGACACCAACAGCGAGGACATGCAGGCTGATGTGTACGTCGTGCGGATGCGTCTGATCATCGGTCACGTGACCGAGGGGTACAAGGGTCAGACCGAGCGCGTACTGCGTAAACACATCCCTGTGCTGCGGGCGTTCTTTGCCGCGCATGTGGGTCTCACAGCAACCAAATTCCCCGAACCCCCTGACTATCTCTCCCAGATGGGAGCGACTCTAACCGGGGGGATCGGTACAGCGTACTTTCAAGAACCTGGGATACCGATGCAGGTGGGGACGGAATTCCGCTTGCGCGTCCCGGTTGACACGGACATCGAATTCGACGAGAGGTGGTAAATGGCAAAAGTCAATACGAAGAAACTGTTGGTGGGCGGGTTCAGAATCTGCTGGACAGCCTTCCCGGACGCCGACGGCTACATCATGGGAACCGCTACACCCGCCAAAGGCGCTACTGGTGCGGCAGCCTATGAACTGGATGGCGTGAAGACGGCCAACGTCAGCGTGAAAGTACCGGACATCATCAACTTCACCGGCAAGGATATCGCGCTCGGCGCGATGATCTTCCCACCGGCTGAAGTGCCGGGCTTCGACATGGAGACGGCCATGCGGGATATGACCTTTGACGGTCTGGCGCAAGGCGTCGATCCAGTTGATTACGGCAACATCACCATCACGGCGGCCCAGCCGACTGACCCCGAATACCCGGACATGATGCTCATGTTCCAGCGCCGGGCCAAGAGCCAGGACAGCGGCTCGAAGGGTGGCAAGTTATACGAGGGCTGGATCGCTCCCAAAGCGACCATCATCCCGCTGGACTCGGATGGGTACAAGGAAAGACAAGCCAGCCAGTTCAAGTACCAGGTCATCGCCAATGTGGCCGATGTACTGCCCTGGGGCGAACTGGTTGCCGACACAGCGCTTGGCACGGAGAGCGCGCCCATCTTCCCCCTATCGAGTAACTACCTGCTGCGGCCTATCAGTTTCATTGGCGATGGCACGGTCACCGACTTCACGATCCCCTGGACGCCGCCTACCAGCGACGTGGATGAGGCGATCATCGCTAAGGCTGGCGTACCGCTGACCAGCGGCGTGACGATCAACACCAGCACCAAGAAGCTGATCTTCGCCGATGCACCCGCCGACAATGCAAAGATCGTGGCCTTCCTGCCGTACCTGGCATAGGTCATGAAGCGGAAAGCTAAGGAGATCAGTTTAGTGCTGACACCACGAACGGACACCGTTGAAATCATGCCGGGCGTGACTGCGGTCATCGCCCGCGCCACCAACCGGGATCGGCTTGCCCGATCCCGCATCTACGCGCTGTTGTCTGACGATAACACCGACATGGCAACCAGCGCGCGTCTGGAGGAGTTCAGTCGGCTCATGGCCTTCACCAGGTCGATCACGCTGCCCGATGAGATCGGGTATCAGCCGGTGCAGCCGGACGCCGACAAAGAGGCGCTTGCAGCGAACTTTGACGCCTGGCTGGAACTGGACGGCCCACTCACGTTTGCCTGGCTGAATGCCGTCGATGGGGTACAGGCGAAACCGCTCATTGCGCCGCCCGCAAACCCAAAAAAAGAGGCGGCCTCGCAGGAATAGCGGTCGGGATCGCCTTTGAGCGGTACTGGGATAAGACGGCAGTTTGGGAATCGATGATCCAGGAGATTGTCGATAAGGAGCAGGAACCAACCGAACCGGGTCGCCTTATCCTGTACCACGCGCCAGAAGATGTGATCGAATGCGGGCAGTTGTTTACGAACTGGGGCATCTTGCCCGATGGCAACAACTGGCTGGAGGTCAGCCTGGAATGGCGGCATGACCTGTTGACGTTCTTGCAATGGAAGGCCTGGAAGGCCCACGAGAGCCAGCCAGACGCTGAGGATGAAGATTGAGGGACTGTGAAAGGCTTGACGCGATGCTGAAAAGGTTTTTGATCGCCATTGTTATCCTGCTCGTCCTGGCCGTCGCGCTGCTGGCGTTTCTCGTCTCCGGCAACGTTCAGCAGTCCGCTTCTGCTCAGGCGACGGCCAATCGCCGCATTACAGCAACCGCCAACGCCAAGATCATTCTGGATTGCGCGCACCAGTACGATCCGCAGTCCAGCAAAGAGAACAGCGACAAATTCTATCAGTGCTGGAAGGACGGCGGGTTTAATCCCGATCTTCAACTGACGCCGGTGGGGGATAGCAGTGATCGATAAAGACACTCGCCAATTGGAGGCGGCCTATGTCTGACTCTAACCGTGAGGCGAACGTCAGATTAAAGTACAGCATTGACGAGTCGGCACTAAAGCAGGTTGATAAGGCCGGTGCTGATCTGGATGCACGCCTGAAATCAATCACAAAATCGGCGGGTGCATTAGGCGATGCGGCAGACCGTTCGGGACAAGCCTTGCGCGATAGCTTCGCCAGTTCGGAGCGCAGCGCCAGCAAGTTGGGCGATGCCATCGCCAAAGCGAAGGACAAAGCTGAGAGGCTTGCCAAAACCAAACCAGGCAGCTTCAATGACCTGCGCGGCGATCTGCTGGGCGGCTCCCCAGCAGCGCCTGGCAGCGGTGGGAGCGGGGTCGGGGTCGAGTCTCTGCGGCGCACCGGCGGCGCTTTGTCGCAATTGGGTCTGGGCGACGTGGGTGGGGCCATCACCAGGGCCGGGGATATTGGGCAGGTCGGCAAAGAAGTCAAAGCTATCACCGATCAATTCGGCGCACTCGGCGGTCAGCTTCAGGGTATGGGTGGCATCATCGGGACGGTCGCCGCTGATGGGGCGGCTGCCGCTGGCGGCCTCGGCGCAACTGCCGCTGGTATGGGCGCGGTTATCGCGGTGGCAGCCCCGGTTGTGGTTGTCCTGGGCGCGATTGCGCTCGGCCTCAAGCTGCTGTCGGACGGTGCAGCCGATGGCAAGAAGAATCTTGAGGCGGCACTCGGTTCGCAGAAGGGCTACTACGAATTTGCGGCGACAGCCTCCACCGAGGAAGCGCAGGCCAGGGTCGCATCCCTGCAAAGCACGCGCGAAGCGCAGCTTAAAGCCGCCAATGAAACCGAGGGCGCGCTCAAGCAGCTTGAACAAGCACTGCATGTCACCCGCGACGTAGGGATTGCCCTGCCGCGCGAACTGGGCGACGGCTTTCGCATTCTGACTAAGCAGCTTGACGAAAATAAGAAATCCATTCTCGACACCGACTCGGCGTTGGGGCGTCTGGGCGGCGGTCTGGCAAGCGGCGCGTTTGCCGCGAATCAGGCAGCCATCGATCTGAAGCGGAGCGGCGAAGCCCAGCTTCAAATGGCAGCTTTTGCGCGCACGGCATCGACCGAACAATTGCAAGCCCGGATTACCGAGAATGCCGAAACCATCAAAACAACCGAGGCATTGCTGGCTCAGGCGCAGGCTCAGGCCGCCGCACATCCTGAAAGCGCCAAAGCCGCCGATCTGGTGGTTGAATACAGCGGACGGCTGGTCGATCTCCGTGCCACGCAAAACGCCCTGACCGGTGACACCGGCAGGCTGATCGCTGCCCGCGAAGCTGAACGCAACGCGGTGAAGGGGATTGAAGACGCGATCAAGCATGAGATCGACTTCAACAAACTGCGCCGCACAGCCAGCGCTGAACAAATTCAGGGGCAGATTGCCGATCTCAAGGCGGAACGGGATGCCCGCCAGAAGCATCAGGCCGAACTACAGGCTCGTGCCGAGAAGGAAGGCCCGGACGGGTCAGCCGCCAAAGCGTTGAAGGAGAACCAGGATCGCGTCAAGGAGATTGACCGCGACCTAGGCGAGCTTACGGGGACGGTTTTAGATCAGGCCAAAGCCAACGACGAACAGAAGAAGGCTGCCGAAGGAGCCAAGAAAGCAGCGTCGGATTATGCCCAGTCGCTAGAGCGCACCGACGAGATTACCAAGCGCGCCGCACGGGCGCAGCGCGACTTCAACGACGAGACGGCCCGGATTGCCCGTGATCGCGCGCGCGGTGATTTGCGTGAAGGGCAAGACCTGGCCCGCCGCAATACACGGGAAGGGCGCGCCCTGGCTCTGTCCGAACGGCGTGAAGCCGAAGATATTACGCGGGATCGGGCCAAGCGCCTCGCTGATATTCTCAAGGAATCTGGCAATGCCGAAGTGGAGGCCCAGAAGCAAGAGGCGAAGGATGCCGCCAAGTTCCGACAGGATCAGCAGCGGGCGACAGCCGACCACTACGACAAACTGGCTGATATAGAACGCAACCGGCTGGACGCCGTATTTGATGCCGCGACCAACCTGGACGCAACCGCCGTCTTCCGGGCGCAGCGCGACGCCCTCCGATCCACTGATGCGGAGAACCGCGACTTCGGCAAGACCCAGGGGCGAGCTGCCGAGGATCAGCAGCAGCGCGAACAGGAAGCCGCCCAGCAGCGCGCCGTTGAACGCGAGAACCGACTGAAAGCCTTCCAGGAGCAGCTTGCCGACGAGGACGCGCAGCGCGCCATTGCTCAGGCCCGACGCGCCGAAGACCGGGCGATCAAGGTTCAGGAGGAGTCCGAAGACCGGGCCATCACCAAAGCGCGCCGCGACGAGGATCGGGCCATTCAGGACGCTGACCGGAAAGCGTCGCGGGACAAGCAGATTGCCGATGAACAAGACGCGCTCAAGAAGGAAAGCGACATCCGCAAGAAGGCGCTGACCGCCGCAACAAAGGACGAGGAATCATTCTGGAAAGGCTTCGGCGATGACGCCTCGGCGGCGCTGGATCAGGCACGGCAGGCCCTCGCCCGTTTCAAGAACGATGCCGCCAGCGTTGGCAGCGGCGGCAGTCAGGCAAGCGCGGGCAGTCAGTCGGCTGGCAAGGCCGTTACACCCAGCCAGCGCGTGATCGTCCAGACCAAGACGGTGACGACGTACCAGCGCCGCAACCTGCTGGACGGGTTTGCCGAGGGTGGCGATCCGCCCCTGGGCCGTCCAGTGTTGGTCGGTGAAGGTGGGCCTGAGATGGTGCAGTTTGATCGTCCGGCGCGCGTTATCCCCGCCGATCAGACCCTCAGCGCGCTCTCGGCCCTGGGGCGTCAGGCGGGCGGCAGGTCAGTCCAGATCGGATCGCTCAGTGTCCCTGTCACTGTCACCGGCAACGCAGGCGGCATCACCCCGGCGCAGATACAGCAGGCGGTGGTGGACGCGCTTTACCAGGCCATTCCTGAAACGATTGGAGGGGTCAACTGATGACAGTCCCGACGTGGTACGGACTCTATGTTGGTTTGGGGACATCGGATGATCTCGTGCAGATCAACCCGCAGCCGCATTCGGCGGTAGGGCCGATCCACCAGGAGGTTGTCACAGCGGTGAGCAGCAAGACCTTTTATCAAGGCCGATCCACGCATGAATGGTTCTGGATCGCCAAGAAGCTGAGCGTCTGGTACGCCGACATAAACGCCTACTTTCCCAACGACGAGGCCAGCATCGACGTGACCTTCAGCACACGCAACGAAAAAACGGGACTCTGGGAGACGGTTTATGGGGCCTTGCGGCAGCCGGAATTTAACCAGGATGTCAACCGCAAGCTTGGCCGAGTGGAGTCCGTCAAATGGGTGTTTACGGAAAAACAGATCATTGAGGTTCAGAGTGTTTAGGATGTCGCTACTGCGTCTTGAGCCAGTCGAAATACACCTGAATGCGGGCAAGAATTTTTTGCGCTTTGCGCTCACCATATCTAGCTTCCTTCGCCGCGTCTGCCAGAGACAACATTTCGATACACGATCTCGTGTACCTGCACAACCAGGAGGTGGCCTAAATGCCCGTGTTCTCTGATCTCACCACCTGGCGCAAACGCTACGCCGTCGATGGCTGGTTGTTCATCCTGAAGCCCCGGATCATTCTGGATGCCCAGATCGATTTGCCCGGCGGCGTGGCGACCTACCCGATCGCGTCCGTCAACATCAAAAACGTCACGGTTGGTGACATCGCGGATGTGAAGCCGGGCATGACCATCGCCTTTGGCAGCGCGCAAGGCAGGCAGGATTTCGGGCGTCAGCGCGTGCGCAGCACCAACGATCCTACGATCAATATTGGCTGGTCGAGTCCCGGATTCGAAATTGGCGCAGTCACCATCGAAGATGATGCCTGGGTGCGGGTTTACGAGCTATACGAAGCCTGGTCGAAGCCGCCGTACATCGATAAATCATCCGGCAATATATTTAAGGACAAGGACATCACGCTCGGCACGAACGGCACGCAGCCACCCCCAGTCTGCAATTCCGGCCCCGGCATGTTCGTCCGAGGGACACGCGGTGGCTATGCCGGGAGCGCGGTCTACTCCGTGACCTTCAACGGCAGCCTGTCGATTGCGGTTGATCCCGACGCCAGCATTGATAGTCATGACTGGAGCTTTGGCCCCAACGCCAACCCCACCACATCCACCGATGCTGACCCGACTGTAGACATGCCCTATGGCTTTTCCTATGTGGAACACACCGTCTACGATACCAACGGCAGCCCCGCAACCCAGCATATCCCGGTCTTCATCGGTGATCAGGATGAAACCGCACTCCGAGGGGTCGCCTCTTTCTTTGAGGCGTTCAGGATTAGCCAGCGCAGCCTCAAACCAGAGGGTCAGACGTTCGCCGTCGAAATGTATGAAGACGTGGACTGGAACGATTTCCCAGATGGGACACTCGTCGCCTACATCGAAGACGAGTATTATGACGAGGTGCAGGGGTCGCTGGCCGGGCCGACTGACCGGGAGCATATCAAGTTCATCGGCTGGATGGACAATGAGAGCCTGCGACTGACTGGCAAACCGCCCAGCACCTATGAGAGCCGGGCTACCTTCAACTGCTTAGATATCGGCGGGCGGATGACGAAGCTGCCAGGATACCCGTCTGAGCTGCACCGCAAGGCGTCGCCATCCAACTGGCTGGAGAACGACAAGCCCGATCTGCACGTTTGGTTACATTATCTTCTGCACTGGCACAGCACCGTGCTGGAGGTCGCCGATTATCGCCCGGATCAGAGCATCGTCAGCAACTATCCATTCTCGACGCTCGGCAGCGGCGGGGCCAACCTGTATGACCAGGTGGACGAGCGCGCCAAAGCGGTCAACGCGCGCCTGACCTGCGACAGCCGGGGGACGCTCTACGTGAAGGGCGATCCGGGCATCCAGATCACCTATACCCAGTCGTTAATGCCAGTCTTTGCAGGCGTGCCATACCGCACCCAGACTGAGATCATGACCATCGGGCCAGATGATCACAGCGAATTTCAGGTAAACCTGACCCGCCCGCCTAAGTACCACTGGTTCAAGGGGTCGGCGCTGGAGATCAGCCGCAACGAATTCGGTACGGGCAACATCCGCGCCCGCTTCTGCATCTCGCCCGGCCCTGCACCGGGCCAGGGGGCAAGCGCTGCCGAGCGGACGCAGCGCCTCGTGATCAAGGTCGAAGAGCTGCTGTATACGCACGGGCATGAATACGCCATGCGTTATAACCCGCCGCATGGGCCGATCACACTGACTCTGACTCATCCGGGTGACTGCGGCCTGGAACCCGCCTACATGGAGTGGGTCGTCGTGGACACTGACGTAGATTCATTCCACCGTCCGCTGCCCTTCGACAACCGGCGCTACCTGATTAAGCAGGTCGATTACCAGTACAACCACGAAGCGCACACCCGCCAGGTGAACCTCACCCTGGAGCGCGAGGTGCTGGGCCAGCCTGCCACTGAGATCATCTACGATGATAACGAAATGGGGCTGACCGTCTACGAGCGCCCGGACGAGGGCGACGTGTATGTCATCACTGAAGAACAGGAAGAAAACTGCACGACCTTCGACTACCGGCTGCCTGCCCGTGTCCTGATCTACGCAGGCGCGTACAAGTTCTTCCGCTGCCGCAACTTCAACACGCCTGACCCGGCTGATCGTGTCTGGGAGTATCTGGACTTCTCTGGCTTGTCCTGGCCCAACGGCAATACCGGACTGGCCCACGTTATGGCCGATCCGCACAACAATAACGCCGTGCTGTTCTGGGGCAACCATGCTGTCGGCATCTCAGAGGACTTCTGGACGAACGATACCCCCGCAATGGACGTGCTGGCTGCCCTAGATGACGGCACAAGCGGGGACAGCTTCGCACTGGCCTGTGACGCCAGCGTGAACCGCGTGGACTGGTTCGGCTGGGCTTCCAGCAACCACGCCTACAACGTGGGCGGCAGCGCTGCACCCAACAACGCTTTCTACTGGACGGATGACCGGTTTGCCACCATTCATCGGGTCGCCCTGCCGCAGGTGACCGCAGTCGGCGGCGGCAACGCCAGCGATACCGTAGACATCCCCTGGTCGTGTGACATTGGTCACTTCAACACCGCCAGCGTGGGCAAAATCTGGCTGGCCTGCAACGCCGGGTCTGCCAATAGTTCCGATGAATACAACGTGGGTCGCGTGCTGCGTTCGGACGATTGGGGTCTGACCTGGGTCATTGAAACTGAGGATAACCCGGCATCCCTCAACAGCACCCCGTCGGCGGGGCGCTCCCAGGCGATTATGCCGCACACCTTACCGGGCGGCGCGAAGAACAAGGGGTATAAAAACCTCGCGCGGTTCTTCTGGTCAAACGCCTTCAAGACGCCGCGCAACACTACCGTGCCGCAGAATCCCAGCGGGTTCGGCTGGTCGGGTAACGCGCTGCGGCACTGGACGATCAACCCCTACAACGGGAAATACTTTGCGGGCGTAGTTGCCAACAGCACCGCCAAAGGATTCTTCTACTCGAATGACGGCGGAATCACCATCAGCTACTACCAACCCGTCACAACCCTGTCCTCCATCGGCTGGTGGTGGCCTAATCCCAAGTTCTACATCATCTCCGGCAACGATGTCAGCAGTAACCGGCAATTCATTTACACCGTTGACGGCGGCGCGAACTGGACGGACTTTTCCGGCGAGGTACAGGACGCAGCCGACAATGCGGGCGTGTCGCTGTTGGCTACCAACATGATCATCCTGACCGACGACCCACTGATCGACGAATACACCTGCATCACGCAGGTCACGGTGACGGGGTAGCCCAATGACGAGTATGCAGGATGTCCGCGACAAGCTGACCCGCGCCATTAAGGTTATCGCCAAGCCGGATGAACTGCGGGGCAGGATCGGCTACATGAGCGCGGGCCGCCGCGTGATCGACGTGCCGGGTATGCCCAACCTGGTCTACGTCACGCTAGAGGACAACTCGCGCTCCAGCGTCGTCAAGGCGATCCACGTCGCGGGCGCGCGCACCTGGAACATGCCGGTGATTCTCAAGCGGCTGCCGTCCGGCGAATATTACATTGACAGCCCGGACATCGGCGCAGCGCTGGCCGTCATGCAGAACCTCGCACCGGGTATGTTCGTCCCGCCGCACTCACACCGGTTCGGCCTGGGCCTACCGGATTATGTAGAGGGGCTGCGGTTTGAACCGCTGACCTTGAAGCGGGGCCGCGATCAGACGCTCAGTATCCGCGTAGAACCGGGCTTCTACGAACTCTACGGGCGGCAGATTTATTTCCCCGGCGATGAGATCGACCTGACGCCTTACCAGCCGGCCAGCACCGATCACTGTTGGGTCAAGATCGGCATCGACATCACCAACAACCAGCTTATCGCCGTTGCCGGTGACTCGGTTGCGCTGGCAACCCGGCTGCTGGATGAAGACCTGGCAAACATCGACCTGGGCGTGTACCCACCGCTCGGCGGCTATGACTTGTCCGGCGATGAGTCACAGATCGGCAGCATCCTTAAATTCCGGGACTGCCGCAACTGGGTCACGGCTGGCACGCAGAAGTCCGGCGTCTACGGCACGGTTGCCAACAGCACCAGCGCCCATGTCATCCTGTACCGCAAGGCCAGCGATAACAAGTGGTATCCGGCCAGCAACAGCACTACTGGCCCGGTAGCGTTCGGCGCGGAGCGCGGGTTCCTGGTCGCGGCCACCCCTGAATCAAACGCCACCGGAATCATCCACACCGGCGGGCTGCTCGGCGGCTTCTCCGGTCTGACCGCAGGCGGCCCGGTTTACCTGCACAGCAGTGGGTACACGCAGACCAGGCCAACGCCGTCATCCGGCGGCGGGCAAGTCATCCTGCTCAAGCTCGGCGTAGCCGTCAACACAACCACGATCAATGTGACGCCAGGCGCGGCGTATGTTTACAAGCGGGCCAGCGTCGCCAATGGCGGCACGCTAACCGTTGAACACTATGAAGACACCGCGCCGTATGCGCGCAAGGCGTTTGCCTACGTAGCAGGCTCGCCCGACATGCCGAAGGCCATCGACGACTGGAGCAGCGCGCAGGCCTGCATCCTCGTCCGCTACGACGACGGATCAGGCGCCAACGGGTCTACCAAGACCACCTTCAAGAACAATACCGGCTCAACCATCAGCGATCTGGTCGTTGGTGTTGCACTACCTTAGCAAACGAAGAGGAGAGCGTATGTTTGACGTAACCACTATCCCCATGCAGCGCGACGATGCGCAGACGCCGCCTGAGATCACCGTCGAGCCGGGCGATCTGTACCCGCGCATCATTGCGCGCATCAAGGCTTGTCTGGACGAGTATCGCCGTCAGGAAGCTGCGGGCGAGATCGACATCGACGGCATCGTACCGGAACTCGTGACCACGCCGGGACGCGGCGGCAATGCGCGGGCCAAGATTCTGCTGCAAAACGCCCTGGCCCTGCCTGCGACGGCCTGGGACGACGCGCTGCGGTCCCGGTCAGAATTCCATCTGGTGTACAGAAAGGGAGGAGTGGCGGCTTCCGCTGTCGCCTAAAGGCGACAGTCCCCGCCGCCGAATTTTATGGAACAAAACCTATCACTGTATCTCGGTATCGCGGCGATTCTGGCGGTCTTCGCCGCTGCTATCGTCGGTGCGTTCACCGTCGGGCATAACCGCGCGGCTGCTGTCGCGGCCAAGACCATCCAGGATGCGATGGCGAACCCACTGTATATGCAGCTTGCGAAGGGCGCAACGGAGAACATCCCCCAAGACACATTTCGCAAAATCATCGACGCCTTGCAGGCCGGGCAGTCCTTCGCCCAGGACGCGCAGCTTAAAGCGTTCCTAGCGGTTATGGGCAACTGGGTCAAGTCGATTGATCATGACCCGACCAATGACCCAACAGGCAAAGTGCCGATCCCCGGCGAAGACCCGGCAGCGCCAGCCGCGCCACCGGCTGCACCCGTCGATCAGCCGTTCAGCGCAGAGCAACTGCGACTCGTGCAGAGCTTGCTGGGCGGCGAGGCAAAGACCGGGAACGGATAGTGTACAGAAAGGGAGGAGTGGCGGCTTCCGCTGTCGCCTAAAGGCGACAGTCCCCGCCGCCGAATTTTATGGTTACAGACGGCTTCGATTCACCAGTCGGTACTGCCGACGAACGCCGCAGCGCTCAGGTGCTTCCTGGGCGCTGGCTGGATGCCAATCCTTACGGCACGTTCTACAACGTCACGCCGACGCGCCAGGCGTATCACACGGGCGCGGATATTAACCTGCCGGAAGACCGCGACGCCCACGCCCCTGTCTACGCGGCTGCGCATGGCGTCGTGACCTATGCCAAGCTGGGCGGTGGGACGTGGGGCAAGCTGATCGTGCTGGCTCACACCCTTCCATCAGGCGAAGCGGTCTACAGCCGCTATGCCCACGTCGAAACGATTGGCGTGCGGGTCGGGCAGGCCGTCAAGCGCGGCGACGAGATTGGGCGCATCGGCAACGCCGAGGGGCAGTTCCCCTACCATCTGCACTTCGATCTCAGCCTGACCAGCACGCTGGGCCGTAACCCGGAAGACTGGCCTGGCACAGATGAAGCCCGGCTGAAGCGCGATTATGTTAATCCGATCCAGTACATTCGGAGGAATCGTCCGGTGGAGAATCCCCAACCCATTACCCCGCAGGAGATGATCAAGGCCGCGCAGGAAATCCTGCTACAGGCTGCCAGTCTGATGACGCAGGCACTGGCCGCGCTCACGCCAGCCCCGTCCACTGCGGACGCTCCCCCTGTCACGACGCCGACCCAGGCGCGCATCAACTCGGACATTGGCCTTAATGCACGGGCTGCCCCGACCATCAAGGCCAGTATTCCGGGCAAGATTCAACACGGCGAGGTTATCACCGTTCTCGATGACATCCAGGCCGATGGTTACCAGTGGTGCAAGATTCTCAGCGGGGAATTCGCCGGTTGCTACGTCGCCAAGCCATTCCTGGCCTTCGATGTCGCGGTGCAGGACAATCCCGTCGCGCTGGGCTGATAAAAGCGCTGATCCCCACTGGATCGGCGCTTTTGATTTATCTGGCTCTGTTTACCCCATACCGACGCTTGCGAGGTTTTGTCTTGCGCGCTTTCAGCCGTTCCCGGCGGGCTGCCACGTACCGGGATATTTTCTCCGCCCGGTGTGCGGCATAATAGCGTCGGTTGCGCATCCCCGTCCGACACTTGATGACGCGGGGACTCCCTCAACGCATTGCCGAGCTAGAAACACAACAGGAATTCCAAAGTAACGGGAAAAGGCATCCGTTGAAGCTATCTGCTATTCGGTAGCTCTCATTTATTATTGCAAAAATATTTTAGGGACACGACATACCGTGTCCCTTTTGTATAGCGAACCTACCCCCGATTTGCGCTCGCTCGCAAACTACTTCACCCGAACATATTGACAAAGGCAGCCGTCGCATTTTCCAGTGCAGCCTCAGCGGCCTCCGCCGTCTCCTGGACAGTCTCGATAATTCCTTGCGACCGCTCAAACGACTCTTCCAGCGATGGACGCTTGATCTGATACGAGCGCTCTTGCTGCCGTTCATAGGCCGGGACGTAGTTCGCGGACGGCGGGGGTAGCGTGCCAGCATTGGCGGCGATGTGCATGACAACCGGCATTAGGGCCAGCGACAACGCCTGCGGCAGGTTGTTGATCGATTGCAGAATCTGGTTGAGCGTTTCGTCCGGCGGCGCGTTGGGCGCAGGCGACGGACTGCTGCCGCCCTTACCGTTGATACCCTTACGCAGAGTCTCCTTGATCTTTTGCTGCCCCTGACCATCCGGCAGACTGTTAAACCAGGCGATCAGATCGTCGTCCTGCCCCACGACCAATTGCAGCGATTTTGTAATACGTCTCATGCCGTTTCTCCGCTCCACCAGACTGTAATACAGGTGTATTACATGTAATACAGGTCGCCTTATCCCGCCGTCTATTTTCTGTCGAGCGCCTCCGTTTTCACCTGGTCGATAGCGTTGCGGAACGCGAGGAACCCTTTCGCCAGCACGCGCTGCTCCTCAACGTTGTCTGCCCCACCATTCCGATATTCGGTTGGGTAGAGGATCGGGCCAATTGAAGCAGCCCGCTCGGCTGTTTCGATCAGCTTGCGCACTTCGTCGGGATCAATCACCGACGCCATACGCGCAATCGCTAAGATCGTGTCCCACAGGGTTTTGAATTCTGCGTCTGTCATTAGTAATCGAAATCCTCCTCATCGATGTAATCGTCTTCGTACACGATGTCATCCTCGTCGAATTCTGCTTCCCAATCCTCCTGGCAGGCGTCGCACAGCCCACTCTTGCTGAAATCGAACGACTCAAACCCAGCGTTGAAATAGCCGCAGCCCCAGCAGAAACCCTCCTCGTGATCACTCTCCCCACTTTAGTGGGGAGA